ATCTGTAGTTGTTAGACTTACCTTATCGTTCTTATATATATTTGCCATTAACCTAATCCTAACCAGGTAAATCTCTCCTGGTCCTCTTTCTGTTGTGTCAGATATGTTGAGTTTAATTGTTCTATTAATATAGATAACGCTCTGTTTATCTGTCTTTGATTGTCCTCACTATATTCTTTTTTAGGTTCTGGTAATCTTACCACTATCTTTGCCATTATCCTCTCCTTCCGTCTGGTTGTAGGTCTACCTGAAACGTACCAAATCTCCACGATTCGCCGGCTCCTGTGTTTTCTATCTTAATATTTGCATATCGTCCTCTTGCTCTAGTGTCAACTTTAGTTGTGCTAGATGTAATTGTGAAAGGACTCAGAGTTGTTACGGCATCAGAATCTGATGGAAAATCTTTTATGGCCACGGTTATTAGATTGTTACCTGTCAAGACTTTAAAGTTTGGTAAGAATCTACGCATTGCAAGAAATACCTCACTCTGATCTTTTTGTAATGAAAAACTAAATGATTTTATAAAAGAGGTTAAAGCTGTTGTGCTTCCGTCAGGATTAATCTGATCGGTTCCTATCTCATGTTCAAAGAATACAGTCTGACCTAATCCTGTCTCACCTTGAATAACAGGAAAGGTGCCTGTGCTAGAACTATTAAAAGCTGTAGCGTATGGTTTTGGATAAACCAATGAATCGATCCAAGTTGTTCTTATTGAATTTGTATTTGTACCTGTATACCAATTACCCATGGGTAGATTAGCATTATCCTGTCCGTAATTATAGACCACATACCTATCGTTAAATGTAGAACTAGCTGTTGGATACCACCAGATAACCTCTGTAAATAGATTGTTTATACCTGCACAGATCTGTTGACCTTTTGTTGTATCGATATCATCGTAAATAAAATCCTCAACAGAACAAGGTAATGTGTTTACTGTACCATCAAAAGAAAAGAAACCATTGTTACCCATCCAGTATGCAACACCATCAATCTCAATAGCTGCATTCTTACCAATCAATCCACAGTTTGTGCCCACCTGTTCAAATCCAAATGTAAATGGTGCACCTACAAATTTCATGGCATACAATGCATTATCTGTCCATACCAGAATATTTTCTTTTGCAACTAATGCACCCATGATTTTTGTGCCATCCTGTAATCTCTGTGTGCCGGCTGTATTTGTTGCCTCTGGTGTATAGTTATTTATATCCTCATCAACAGAGAATCTTATAAGCATATCATCCTGTGTTGTGGGTGAGCCTATAGTATCTTCTGTTCCAAAATGAATTAAGTGACGTGTTGTTGGTGATATAAGTGTGACTCTAGTTGCAGTTGGATTATTTGTTGTTGCAAAACCAGCTGTTGATGTTGACGCTCTATTACCTGTTGGATTAGCAGCCCCTGCATTCCATGTAAATGTTTTACCATTTGCAACAGTTGCAACCAATACCTCACCAAAATTACTCAACGACCAAAGTCCTGGTTCAAGAGTTACAGTGGATGCCTGCACTGCACTACCAAAACCTGAAAATAAAGTTGCGTTTTGCACTGTTGAGTTTGTTGAGTGTGCCTGACCATTGGATGTGCCAGCAGTTGCTGTTCCATTTGTACCTCTGGTAATACCTAAAAATTGTGTAGAGTTTGTTGATGTGTATGTGATTAATTCACTATCTACTAGAATGGTTCCTGAAGATGGAAAACCAGTAGTCGAGTCTACAGTGACCGCGGTCCCCGATCCACCTGTACCGGCAGTGTCCGCATTCAACGATCCGTCTAATTCTGTCTGTGCGACACCGGTAATTGTACCACCATAGTTTCCAATACCAAAACCATAGCCATAAGATTGTGCTGCAGGACCGACAGTTTCGTAAGGGGTGATTGTTACTGATCCACCAGTAGATGATGAACCAGCAGTTGCTGCCTGTATAGTCAATGTTTTAGAAGTTGGCACGGATAGAACCTGAAAATTTATGTCATTAAATGTTGCTGTGGTTACACCTGTTGTACCACCTGGTAGTGTTGTTGCGCTTAATCTGATTATATCTCCAACAGCGATTCCGTGATCTGCAGATGTTGTAAGAGTTACAGTCGTCGTCCCATTAAAAGTAAATGTTGCACCTGTAATCGCAGTGGCAAGAGGAGTTATGTCAAATAGCTGACCCTCAAAATATAAAAGTAAAAATTTATCTGTGCCAATAGCCACATATCTATTGCCATCAGTATCAACAAAAGCGTGTTGTTTTCTTGCTACACCTACGATCGTATCTGTCAAAAGAGATTGCCAACCACCGACTTTTTCTGGTAGGCCATATCTAAATCTTACATTATCTGAATCTACCCAACGACCTTCTGCTCCGACTGCTGTATCTTGTTTGTCGATTCCAGGAGCAAACTTAATTTTCGTAAGCATTTATTACTCCTATGTAGTTTGGTTGTATACGTATTGCCAACCTTTGGTTGCGTTAGTGTATCTTAATTTAATAGATTGGTTATTGGTAGCTAAATCTAAATTAGATGCAGCACCTCTTATTGGTTGACTGTTTCTATTTACAATAACTTTATTAGTACCAAATCCCCCTGTTGTCGAAACATCCATAATACTAACCTCATCACCCATAGTTGGTGATGCTGGTAGTGTGATTGTAACCTGAGCTGCTGTTGTATCAATTAATAAATTATCACCAGCCACTGCAGTGTAAGCAGTAATAGAACTGGATGTAATTGCAAAGTTACCTTTTTGTAATATATCCAATCTTGCATCTGTACCATTAGAGTGAATCAACATTGTTGATCCTACAGGGACAGCTATTGGATTCGATGAACTTGCTGTTTTAATACTTAATGTGTATTTATTAGCTGTTGTTCTATCTGTTCCATCTTGAATTATATATACTCTTGTTGCTGTTCCACCTGTTGTTGATGCAGGTATAATTAAAGTTTGATTTCTCTGTAATGTGCCTGTTAGTTTTAAATAAAGATTTTTACCATCTGATGTTGCACCATCAGATAATAGTAAAGTTACATCTGATGAGGCGTCAGTCATTGCTACATTAACCACACCTGTTGCTGATTGTTGTAATATCTGTAAATTAGTATTTGTTATTGTTCCCCATAGACCAGCTT